GGCAGATCTTATGTTTGAAGTTGGTGAAATTATAGATGATTGGTACAAGTTGCAAGGAGAACAGGACCCGAATGCTTCCGCAATAAGACGAGTGTTGATCGACGAAATGATTCACACCTATCAGCTTGTTAATAACTGTGTTTACAAGACACATCAGGGTAATCCTTCGGGAAATCCCCTCACAGTTATTATCAATACAATTGTTAACGTATTTTATATGCGTTGCTGCTGGATGGAGATCATGAGTGAGAAAGCTCCGAAATGGGCAACCATGGACGAGTATCATCAGAATGTTGTTGAGGAAGCATACGGTGACGATAATCGCCTAGTGATCCGGGAGAAGGTGATACACTTATTTAACCAGCTAACCATAACAGAGGTTTTAGCAAAACATGGTATTGTGTACACCGACGAAGGGAAAACTGGCGCTGTCGTGCCCTGGCGTGAACTGGAATCTACAACTTTCCTTAAGAGAGCTTACCGGTTTGACGCAGACATCGGAAAAGAAATAATTTTACCAATGATAGACATAAGTACAATTTCAGAAATCATCAATTGGTATAGGAATGCAGAGGATATTGAGGATCAATTGATCGCTAATATGAGAGCTGCATTAGGCTTTGCTTTCTTTCACGGAAGATACTTTTACGAGGAGCTTAACTCCAAGTATAAGGAAGCAATGCGCACAAATGGAGTGCACCCCATCAGTACTACGTACGAAGAACAGTTAGATCGCTTTCTAGCTATGGTGCACGGAAACCACGAAGGAGTTTATGAGAATTTCGTGGAGCTCGGTTTTTAACTGAGTGGCTAATGCTTGCCTTAATCGGCCGGCATAGGATAAATGCAACATCTTACTTTAATTAGTTGGATGAGGATAAGTCGTATTTTAAGATAATACGCCTTGTGGATTGTTTATCCTAGTAGCCTAGGTTTAACCACAAGTATCATTAAATGCAGGAGAGAGCAGAGAACATAGAAATATGTGTTTTCCCTTTGGCGTAGCGAACCAGCGGTGCTATTACTTTAATTAGTTGTAGTGACGTGGGCGAACTTGTCTCTGT